AATCGCGAGGACCACCTCGTCTTTATAGTCTGATTGACGAGCTTCTAAAAGTTTGCCCTGGTATTCCGTCTCCCCACGAGCCATCTTAGACGCTGCCATGTGCTGTGCATCAGCCATAGCCATCTTTGTCTCTTGTTTTTTCTTGTATATGTGCGTTCCTGCGTTTAACGCTAATTTAACTGCTGATAACCACATACTAATACCAAGTTACAGGTTTTTGTGGTCTAGCAGCTCTTGTTCCTTTAACAGGATTTGTATCTTTTTTATCCTTGTTAACTGGAGCAGGTCTGTTATTTCTATTTGCATCTGGCGTAGCTATAGTTTTAGCTTTTCCCGCTGTCGGTGCATATCCTAGTCCTTTTGTCATCTTTGTCCCCTTCCATTTGGCTTCATCATAGCTAGTTTTTCTCTTGCTTCGTTAGCCATTTCTTGTTTTTCTAAAGAAGTGTCAGCTCTTAAATTAGCTAACTCTTCATTTTGATCAAGTTTTTCTTCTTGAATACTTTGATTCATCATAGCCTTCATTTTATCAATGTTCAACCTATCTTGTGCTTCTTTTCTCTTCTGTTCATTGTCCATTGCTCTAATATCTAGCTCTCTAGCTCTTAATTTAGCAATTGGATCATGATCAAACTGAGAAGTAATCTTTTTCTCTTCATTTTTAAAGTCTTCCATCATTTCAGCTATTAAAACTGCCTTTCTAGCTTCAATTTTTTGTTGTAAAGGCACCATTTGTTGCTGAATTTGCGGATTTTGTTGCATCATTTGCTGCATTTGTGCCAATTGTTGCATTTCATCTTTAAATTCTAGCTCAATTTGCTCTTGTGCCATTAAACTTATGTGTTCTAAGCAATTTTTTTCAACAGAAGCAGTCACCATGGGTGCTGTTCTTACCATATTTGTTGCTAAAAAGTTTAAATGGGCTGTAATATGTGCTCTATGGTCTTGACCAGGGAAAGCTTGGAACGGTTTTCCTGCTAAAGCATCAATATGTTCTAATGCTGGGTCTTTTGGCATAGGTCTTTCTGGTTTTTTTAAAATTAAGTCTATGTCTTTTACTCCTAACGCTTCATACATGTTTCTATAAATTTCATATTGATTATGAATTTGCGGATTTGAAGCTGCCAATTGCAGTTCCGTTTGTGCGAGAGAGATTCTCTGAGTCTGTGAGAAGATATTTGGATCTGCAACTGGCAATATATCTACTCTGTCGTCGAAGTCCATTTGTTTAATTTGTCTTTGGCCACCAACGACGTCGTACGGATAGATCGGAGGTAGATATAATTTGAAAACTCTTGCAAGTAATGTAAATTCTTTTTTCATTGCAGCATATAGTCTTTTGTGGATCGCTGACATTACTCTTGATCCTCTTTCCAACATAGCCACTGTCGTGCCCACTGCTGCTTGTTGATTCCCGTCTCCTACTTGCAGGTCCGCAATGGATGCGAATCTTTGTCCTGCTTGTACCACGACACCCATAAGTTGTAATAAGGTCTGTGATGGTTCTTTAAATGGAAGCATCATAAAAGCATCTTTTAAGTTTCCACCAGGAGCATCTACATCTCTAAACTCTCCGGGTTGGATTGATTGCGCTTCATCTCTCATTTTAATTCCACGCATTTTAAATCCGGCAGGTAAGTTTGATAAAGTTCCAGCATCTAACAATTGTCTTAATGCAGCTGTTGCTGTTCTTGATAGTCCACCAATCATGTGTATTAAACCAAAACCATAAAAACCAAGTCCTGGTAAAAATTTAAAGTGAACAAAATAATTAATTTTCTTTTTCATTGGATCACCAACTTCATAATTTCTTCTAATAGATAAAATTTTTCTTGTACCTTCTTCAACAGTTACAATGTAAGGTATTTTAATTCCTGTGGGTTCTCCTTCTTGTCCAACATCTTCAAAACCTTCTAAATCTAAATCAACATGGCATTCTAAGATAGTAAACATTCTATCGTCTCTACCTTTAGAAACACCTTCTAAAGATCTCTCTTTTTTTTCTGCTTCTGTTTCATTTAAATAAGTTGGATTAACTTCTATGTCTCTATAAAAACCTCCCACCTGTTGTTTTCTTAATTCATTTTCTGTCATTCTAACCATATGAATAATAGATTCACAATCATCTAGTGAAGTCGCTGTATAGGGTACAACTAAATCATCTGCAGGAACAAATTTAGAAACTGCTCTTTGCATAAGTTCATCGTAGTAAACTTTTTTAAATGTAGAACCTGCTAATGGTAAATTAAATAACATTTGATCAAACTCAGGTTCGTATTCTTTCATTTGATCCATAAGTTGATAGTTCATAAAGTTTTTAACTCTTTGTGATTGAGCTTCTTTGTCAGGTGTAGGTAAACCAAGTATTTGAGTTCTAACTGGACCTTCTGCTGGCAATAATTCTTTGTAAGCTAAAGCTTGAAACTGTGTTACAGCTTCAGCAAGCACTGGGTGTGTTGCACCAGATGCACCTTTAAATGGTTCTGATCTATTATCATAATTAAATCCTAATAAATCTAAACCTTGTGTGTACGATCTTTCCCAATCTTTTCGTGAAGTTTTATAATCTGTATAATTTTGATGAAGTTCGCTTCCTAATCTATCTAAAACATCGTCTGGCAATAATTCTGCTAAGTTAGCATAGTGACCTTGATCTTGACCTGGGTTCATCGCCATAGGATCAAAATTTATATCTACACTACCATCTTCATTCTGTTGAACGTCAATTGGATTCTCAACATCTTGTTGAACTTCTTGTTCAGCTATAGCTACGTCTTCAGGATTAGGTATATTTAACGTTTGCTTTACGTTTGGTAAAGCTTTGTCTATTTCTGCCATTTGTTTTCTCCGATGTTATTGTTTTACCTTGTTTTGTAGGAATATTCAACCCTTGTGGATTAGGCCCTCTTTTAGGGGGTACTGTAGCTGTTAGTTTTTTAATCATTTTTTACCTTTAGCAAATTTTTCAAGTTCTGTTAAATCAGTCATTGCTTCATCTATATCTACCATGTCATAATCAAAATCAACATCATCTTTACCTACTTGAAAAGGTCTTCCTTCAACTACACTGAATTCATCTGGCGGAGTGCCTTTTGTCATTTCATCTGCTTGACCTTTTTTATAATCTAATCCATATGATTTTTCATAAGCACCACTTTTTGTACTAAACTCTCCTTTTTTAGGAACCACTTCAATACTTACATTTCCAGTATCTAGATCGTAAATCATATCCACATCATCACCACCTTCAAGTGTACCTCTTTTTACAACCATTCTTTCTTTAGTAGCCACTTGTTTAGTTACATCCTCACCTTCAGTGTAAAGTTTTTTAACGAGTTGCGGAAACCATTCTGGCATACCTTTAATTTTTTCTACTGTCGGTCCTAAGTAAGGTTGAGCTTTTTCTAAAACTTTTCCCATTTTAAAAAACTTTCCAACAAAGGGTAATGCTGCAAGAGCAGTTATACCTTTTATAAATGTTCTTCTACCTGGACTCTTTGGTTTTGATCCTTCATCAAAACCTACACGGCCACCCTCATTAAATTTTTTACTAAAATTAAATCCTATTCTTTTTTCCTCACCAAAAGGTTTAACACCAAAAGACAATTCGGTTAATTTCTCAGGATTAATTTTTTTATATTCTAAAAGTATTGAATCCATTCCTTTTTTATCTTTCCCACTAATTAAATCTTCTATGTCGTTTTCTGACATGTATCCTTTTTTATTTTGATCCATTATATAATTTATAAAAAATTGTGAAAACGGTTCTTTGTTTGTTGGATCTGAACGAGTTATTCTTGAATCATATACAGGGGGAAGTGAAGTTCCGTCACCAAAACCTACACGGCCACCAACAGCGTGTTTCTTTTTGCCTTCTAAAAGTTCAGCTAAATTTGCTTTGTTCATTTCATCTATTTCATCTACCATTTGTTGCTCACCAACAAAAGAAGGACCAACATTTGGATCATCAGCTGGATACATTCTATCAATTTCATCAGATTGTGCTTTAAGTGCTTTAGCTTGATTGCTTAAAAGAACTTCGTTATAATTTTCTCCAAATCTTGATGCAGCCCACTCTGGGAAATGTAATGCTCTTGTTTTATCTGCAAGATCAGGACGAGTGTTATCCCATCTTTTAATATCTTCATACATTTCATAATCGGTAAGTCTTAATTCTTCATCCATTAACTTTATATAATCATCACTAGCCATATCTACTTTTTTCATTGCATCTTGAACAATTTTTAATTTTCTATCGTCTACAATTTCATAAGCTTCACGATTGGCTGTTGTAACTGCATCAATTAATTCCATTCCTTCATCTCTATATTTCTTCATTAACTCTTTTTCAATTCTACCTGTTTGAAGTCCTTTTTTACCTTTGTATAAAGCTCTAATACCTCTAAATACAAAACCACCACCTCCAAATGGATTACGTTTTGTAAATTCATTTGTAGTAATGACATCTTCACCATACATCTCTTGCATTTTTTTTATGTATTCTAATATATCCATTATTCACCTAACATTCTTGCAATACCGCCTGATGCATAATCATAATAATCATAATCTGGACCAGAACCAGCTAATTCCTCCGATGGATTTTCATTTATT